CCTGCTACTGCTAGTTGGTCTACATTGATTCCTGCAGATGATGCCCATTTGGTTACTCCAAAAAACAGGGCTACATTAATTGCGCCAACTCTTAAAACTGTTTGAGAAAGTTGTTTCCATTCAAATTTAGTGACCACATGGTCTCGTAGTGCTAATTCTGCCCACTTTACTACGCTTCTGATTACTCCGCTACTCCCCATAAAAACTACTATCATTAATTGTGTTGTGTCTATCATTTGATTCCCTCCATTAAGATTTCATATCTGTCACAAAATAAATACTTCTCCCCTGATGGACATGTGAATGTCTTTGTCTGCAGGCATTCGCTGTTTTGAATCTTATTTGTGATTTCTTTTTCTTTTGCTTCGCTTCCTGCCTTTGCTCCTATTAATAAAAGAAGGATTGCGACAATAATAATAACTGCTGCTATCTTCAGTTTTCTGTTCATTGATGCCCACCTGGGACTTTTATTGTCTCCATGGTTCTTTTTTTGCCTATAAAGTCGCTTGACAAGGATTGCTTCTTCCTATTTTTGTTACCGTACAAAAGTTCCAGATGTTTTTCTACTTGACTTATGTACCTTGGTTCATCTGTTCTTGGGTCTAGTTTCTTTGTTTCCATGCTGAATCCTAGTTTCTTTGTTCCGTAAACTGTCTCGACAAGGACATTAATATTTCCGCCCTCTTCATAAACATCTTTAATTTCGTATTGTAGTGGTTCGTCTTTTGCCATTGTTCACCTGCTCACTTTTTGGTAGTATGTTTTTCCTTCGAACTTGCCTTTCCTGTATGATACTGTTTCATCGAATTCATCGCTTAATGATTTCTTAATGTCTGCCAAAAAATTATCGTTTCTCATGTCTTTATTTTTAAAGCTGAATGTTCTCTCGATTGGTTCGTTGGTGTCTGGGTGTAGGAACTCTATAATGACTCTTTGTCTGTTCAGTCCACCATCGTTAATACTCTTTATTTTGAATCCAATATCTATTTCAGTCATTGTTCCCTCCTAATTATTGTCCATATAATTAATTAATTCTACAACTCCTTGAGTGTAGTCTGGTATTGCTGTTATTGGTTCCACTCTTACTCTCCACCATCCTGTTGTGTCTGGGTATGTTCCTGAGTTGCTCATGTCGACTCCTTGGTCGATTATCACTTCTGTATCTAGGATACTGTGTTTAGTGTCCCATGAAGAACCGTTCCAAAAATCTAAATATAAATTGACGCTGGACGCATTAACCATTTCTGCTTCGCCGACGTCGTCCCCTATGCTTATGTTGCTTAAGTCTGATGCATTAACATCGTAGGACCCGTCTGGGTGCTCGTGATCATCTGCTTGCATACTTGCAAATCCGTGTTTGTGGTTTCCAAAGCTTTGCACATTGTACCATATATCTCCACCATTAAAACCGCTAGAGGCTGCTCTAAATTGGAGTACAAGTGTTGCGCTTGTTACTTTATCGGGAATCATTATTGCTGCCACCATTGGAACGTAGTCGTTGCTTACTCCAGAAGTCCCATCCCAGTCTCCATAACTAAACATCTGGAATCCTGTTGTGGAAGGGTAGTAGTTTCCATTCGTGCTGTCATAAACTCTTAAGAACATTTCTTCATTATCTTCATCTGCTAATATTGTTACTGTAAATAAGGTCATCGCACCAGTCCATCCAGTCTCTGTCCCTGCTGTCACAAAACTGGTACTTCCTCCTGTGCTTAAGCTAGCCCTTCCACCTGATGCTAAATCTGGGACACCATAATTGTCTTGATTGTCCATGCTTCCGCTTAAGTCTGGTCCAGTTGTTCCTGAGCTGTTCTGGACTTGTGGGTCTGTTCCATCGAATGACGCTGAGCCTACTTGTTTGTTGAAGGGATCTATATCATAGCTGACATTTATTGCGGTGATGTTCATGTTCCCCTGCTCGTCTTGGAATGCTGTTGGGCTTACATAAAAACCTATTTTAAGGCTCTGGTCTGTCTTTGCGTTAATTCCTGAGCCAAATACGTTCTGATTCCCGCTTCCTAGCATTGCTGTTTGGTCTAGGATCCTCTTCGCTTCTATTTCTGCGATTTCTTCTTCTTGGCTTTTCTTCGCTACTCTGTACTCAGGGTTTGTTACTTCAATAACTAACTGCTCTTTCCCATTGCTTTCCGCTTTAAATTTATATCTTACAATGTCCACGCCTTCAGAACTTAGTCCCACGCTTGGTGCATTGAGTAGCCCGCTGTCTCCTGTGTCGAGTGCTAGGGTGCTATTAAAGGGCTGTACTTCATAGTTCTTTACATTAGAGCTTATGAGTGCGAGTTCTTTTGTTGCTCTGCTACTTGCCTCGTTTGAGCTTATAATTGACCTATCGCTGATTTCAATGACTGGTGTTCCGCTTCCTGCAGTTGCAACCACCTGGTTCTCTCCATCTCCTTTTCCATAAACTATGACCTTGGATGCCTTTGGTTTCCTTTTGTCTTCTGTTACGTCTGAGCAGTTCTGGCCTTCATTAAATATGAATGAGCTTGGTGTTCCTTTGCTGTCGTATAAAAGGAGTGTTTTTGTTCCATAATCTACTCCGATGTCCTTGTTATTAAGTTTTATTAATTTGATTACTCCATCCCATATACTCATGCTCTCGAAGGTCTTAAAAGCCGTTACGCTTTGGCTTGAGGAGTTTGTTACGTCTACGCTCCATCCCGCTATGGTGGTCACTAAATTGCTAAAAATGGTGTGGTCGTTTGTGCTTGTGTATAATTTAAATTTCTTTCCAGAATCTACTGGGCACTTTACTTCTGAGAGTTCTTCTTCGTCTCCCTTCGCTTTTATCTGTACGCCACCGCCCTGGTAACTCATACGAGCAAAGACTTCTCCCTGGAATGCTAGCACTCCGTCTCTATAAATTTGGATCTGTTTTTCTGTATCAATCTTTGCTCTAGAAGTTGCATCTATTCCGCCGATGAAGGCTCCTGCATTTGCTATGCCATTAATTGTTTTTTCAAACCACGCCCAGTTGAATTGTGTGGTTTTTCCATCGATATTTACAATTAGCACCATGTTTAATCGCAGTTCCACCCGTCTCGGAACTTAAGTGTTGGTGTTATGTTTGTTATTGTCCCCGACGTAAATAATGTATTTAAAGTTTCTCCTGCAGCAAGAGTCATAAACATGCTTTTTGAATTGTCCGCTACTGCTAGGTTTTGTTTTGTGCTTCCTACCGTTGCGTAGTAGTATTCTGTGAAGAAGTTGTCCGCTCCTAAATCAACCAAGTAAATTAAATAAACGGTGAGTGTGCCTGATGCGCTTGCTGTGAATGTGAATCCATTTCCGTTGCCATCCTTTACTGTGACCACTTGTTCTTCTGTCACGCCCCCTGTTATTTGTTCTATGGGTGTTGCTGCGTCTCCTTCGTTCTCTTCTGAGCTTGAGCTTGCTCCTGATTTCTGTGTTGACCCAAAAAGTATTCCAAACGGACTTATAAAACCCATTGCGTAGTCTACGAAGTTTGTTCGTCCTGCTGAGTGGGTTCTCTTTGGTTGTGTTGGGAATCCTATCAAGAATTTGTCTGAAGTGAAAAATAGTTTCTTCACTTTGTTGTCTCTTGCGTGTTCTAGTAATGAGGCCATACTTGTTAGCTTTGAGCTTCCATTAAAAAAACCGCTTATAGAAATCATACGCCTGTTTTTGAGTGGGTTTGTTACTCCAAAATAACTGAAGCTATATGCGTAGTCTTTTTGGTCAATAAACTTGTCTATCTGGTCGTCGAATATTTTGCTGTTATGTGGGAATGTGAAAGTGTCCGCACTTACTCCTGCTTTGTATGTTTCGTAGTTTTCTATCTTCATGCTCATCTTGACACACCATTCTTATCTGCGTATTCTGTATTGACTCGTCTTGATCGTGTTATTGCTTCAATAATCTTATTAAGAAGAGCCTGTCCAAGTTCTATTCCGCCAGAGATTGTTTCGACATGACTTTTTATACCCAAGACATTTCCGTCGTATCCTTGTCGTGCTCTACTTGAGGAGGGTGTTCCGCCAAATATTGCGTCTTCTATTGCTGCTTGGTTCTCTTGTCCGCCAATGCTCTCACTTGCTATGCTTAGTTCTGAGCCGATTCCTGCTGCTAGTCCTAGTGCTGCTCCAACAAACATTCCTGCAGGTCCGCCAAATTTATATCCAATAGCTGCTCCAAGTGATGCTGCCTTTGGGACTTTGTTTTTAATCTCGTCAAGGTTCCCTGTGATTAAATTGCCTACATCCGATATTGCTCCGCTTACTGTCCCCACAAATGATTCGATTGCTCCGCTGTTCATATTAACTGCTTCAACCATTGCTGGTATTAAGTCGTTTGCTACTGCGTCGAAAGCGGGCCTTAACTGGTCGCCTAGTGTGAAAGAAAGTTCCCTGAATCCAATCTGCATTTTTGCGAGTGCTGGTGCAACTGCTGGGCTTAGTGCTGCAAGTCCTGACATTGCTGTGATTCCAAGTGTTCCTACGGTCATCATGCTTTTTGCTAGCCTGGACACGCTTCCGTCGATGGATTGAAACGGACCAACGAGTGTTGATAAATCTCCGCTTAGTGCTCGGAACGAATCCTTCATCCGCATTATTCCTTGCTCTATTGAGGATGTATCTATGGATCCTTTGATTGATACACTTCCGACTTCTACCATTTTTTCATCTCCATCATGACGTCTCTTGCTTTTTGGTTCATCTCGTTCTTTGCTGACATTGCTGATTTAATCATCTTTATGGCTTGCATGTCCGACTTCCTGCTCTTCCTGAATTGTGCTGGGCTTATACCATGGTCCCATGCGTTTGCCATGTCTTGGTAAAATAAAACTCCCTGCGTCATTTCGACCTGGTCATCTTCCTGGGTCTCGAGTATAAGCCTTGCTAGTTTTTTGGTTCTTCTGGGTTGTCTATCTTTCTTATCTCTTTTATAATTTGAGAGAAAATAAAAGGCTTTAACTTTTTGAAAACTAGGATCCTTTGTTCTTTGTCAAGTTCTTCCCATTCCTTATTGACTCCAGTTATTTTTTGCAGTTCTTCTTTTTCCCAAGGGACCATCTTAATAAGCCGCAGTTTGCACTCGTTGAGCTTCCCTAGGTTTTCTTTCCTCATTAATACTGTATCGCCGTTCTCCTTCTTCACAGGAATGGTATCTATGTAATCCTCTAGCCAATCGTTCTCTTCGCCTGCTGTTATTGGTTTATATGAAAACTTCATCCCATCGATTGTGAAATCGACAAGCTCTTCTGAAACAAAACACTCTTTCATAGTTGATTCCCCCTTTTAGTATGTACTTATGCTATCTGTTGCTACCAAACTGCTGGGGAATGTGTCGGACCATACTATCTCCGTCATGTTAATCCCTGGCATATTGGTTGGGCAAGGTACGCTCTTCATTATGAAGTTTGCGTATGTGAAGTCGATGTCGTCATTGGCTCCTCTAATAAACTCCATCTTGGTGTTGCTTATTGCTGCTGCAGTATCATTCGCATCGTCGTATGTACTGTCTTTGGTGTTTACACTTAAACGCCCATTAATTCTGAATACGCCTGGGATTGGTTCTCCCATCTTCTGGTCAAGTGTTGCATTTGCGTATCTGCTTTCCTCTGGGTTCACACCGTTATCGATGTTTATATCTGCATTGTTGACTTCAGTGATTTCGTTGTTGTCAAGCGTAAATTTAAAATGCCTGAACTGAAACGGTGAAGCTGTTATTGCTGAAATGCTTGTGACTGTTGTCCCTAGTGTCCAATCTTGTGCGATGCATTGCGCTGTTACCTTGATAAATCCTTCTCCTGATTGTCCTGTTGGTTTCTTGATTGAAATATTTAAAGAAGTTATGATGCACCCCTTTGCTGTTATAACATGGTTTGCTGCTGATCGTCTCTTTGCCCATTGAAGTGTGAAACTCTGTATCGTGTTCGCTAGTGTGAATGTGTGCGTGTATGCTGGTCCTCCTGCGTCCGCAACTCCTAGTCCTACGTATTGCAGAAATTTCCAATTCACTGGTGTGAATTCCATTGTGAATTTTGCTGTTTTATGACTTGTCTCAAAGCTTTCTACTGCTCTGGTGTCTGCTCCTGCACTGAGTACTTCTTGCCATGCGTAGTTGAAGTCTGGACTTGATACTTTCGCATTTAGTCCTAGGATGTCTGTTGGTGTGACTCCTGTTCCGTAAGCTGTCTCTTTTCCTAGTGAGATTTGTTCTCTTTTCCCTAATTGATATTCATTAAATGTAATTTGAATCACCTCTTGTTTTTTCCAAACTTTCCGTCAGGAAAATGTATTTTTGAATGGCACTTATCACATAATGCTAGGAGATTATTTTTCTTATTATTTTTCCTATTTAAACATTTCCGAGGTTGATTCCTCGTATATCGAACTCAATTACCTTATGGTGGCACTGTAGTTCGTCATTAAATGGGAGGTCTTTTGGTTCTCCTAGTCCATCGAATCCATATAATGCTGGGAATAAATCGCTTTCATTATTTGCGAATGCGTTCTTTACTTGGTATGCCAAATAGTTTGCAAGTTTTTCCCCTGCGTACTTGTGGCTGTCGATTGTAAATATTTGACTGGTTGAGGATGGTTTTGTCCAGACGTCTACTTGAATTCGTAGGACTCCTTCAATTGGTGCATTGTATTGCCCTAGTCTGTTCCCTGGTCCTGATAGAACTTTTATATTTATTCTTGGGAAAGCACTATTATTTAGTCTCTCTTGTGGCTTATCGTCATAAATCCAGTTTGTGGATCCTTCCTTAAATGTGACATCCACTTCCTGTCCGATTGTTAGCCCTGTAAAAAATATAATTTTTTGTAGTTCGAAGTCTATTCTATAATCCACCCATTTATCTTTGCTTACTGAGTCCACTTGAACGTCGGTTATGCATGCCACTTTTGTTCCTGTGGTTGCTGTGAGTGAGAAGTCTGTTTGTCCTGCTGTTGCTGTGAACGAATTACTATTTGAGGCTTCTGCCCTTGCTCTTGGGTCAGTAGTCCTATGTCTGAGAAAATCTACAAGTATCCACTTTGGGTCAATGTATGTCATCCTCTTGGATTGGTTGCCTCTTGGCTTTAAAAAACCCAGTCCCCCCGAAGGGGAAAAGGGCGATCTGCATGGAAAGACGGTTAGTTTTCCAATTTAAAAATAATCTTGTGAGTTTTTAAACTTTTTTATGGTCTGCCCATGAATCGATTAATGTATATTGGTAGCCATTTATCTTTCATTAGCATGTAAGCTGGCCTCATAAAGGGATGAGCATCCGTTCCTTCTTTGGCGATTTTCTTTGCAACTACCCAAGCTGCATTTTCGTCTCCGAGCTTACGTCTTGCCCACCCTTTAAGAGGCTCTATGGGGGGGTGATGAGGAGCTGTTCCGTATTCAAGATGAACTCCATATTTTACTCCGTCGGTAAGTAGGTATTCTGTTTGGTCTGCCAACATTGGGTATATCTTTATGCTGTTCTTAAGTTCCCCTCGGTCTACGGATACATTGTCAACTGCTATTTCCCTTCCTTTTAGCATTGTATAGAATAAAGCTTTGCTGGCTTTTGCTACTATTTCTTCTTCGCCATAAATGTCTACTTCTGATGAGAATCTTAAGTTCATACTTCTGAGCCTGCCATATCAATGTTTTTAAGAACCAAAACAATAAAGGCAGTGTAATTATTAAGAGCGCTCACTCTTCGCTCTCCGATTATTTTTTCTATTCGCCAAATGGTTCCGTCTCTATCTGTGAGGAGTTCTCCTTCTGCGGGTTCCCAAGCGGTTTCTTCAAAGCAGTATTTCTTCTTAAAGAATCCCTTAATGTTTCCTGCGACTGATAGTCCCATCTCATTAATTTTAAGATCCTTTCTTGTTATGTCCTGCACGATTCCATTTGCTTTGTGGGGTGTTGCTGTTTCTGCTGTGATGTCCCCCATGCAGTCTGTGGTTTTTGTCAATGTGTTTATGGTGAACCATTGTCCCCACTCCTGGAGTATCTCGTCCACGTCACTATGAACGTCCTCTGGGAATGCGTCCACTCCTATTAAGGTGTTGTCGCTCCCGTAATCTCCGTCAAAGTGTCCATCGTCAAAATATGCTTCGTCGAATCGTGTTACTCGGAGAGCCATTTAGTCACCTGCTCTTAAACTTGTATTTGTATAAAACGCTATTGAGCAACTGTTTGGCATATAAAGGCTACTGACCATTAAGTCCTTTTCTGCTATTGCTTGTCCGCTTCCTGTCAATGTTAAATCAAATCCGCCTGTTGTGCTGTCTGTGATTGTACAATCGCAAGGGATTTCATTATCTTCTCCGCTGATTATCTTGCAGGGGTTGTAGTTAATACTCAGACACCCGCTAGTGCTTGTTGCGTCCGTTGTTCCTGCTATTGCCATATATATACATTGTTCGCCATTTACTAGCTCTAAACTTGCTGGTAGAGTGCATGTATGGGTTGTCGTGTCTGTTGTCGCACATTTTGCTCCTGCGTCTGCTCCCACTGCTGCAGTGTAGTTTAAATTAGAAGTTGTTATGCTTACATTTGAAGCGACTGCTATATTCACTGTGATTGTTGGGGTGTTGTCTTTTGTATATACATAATTACTATACCCATTTCTCCACTCAGTACTATTCAAGTAAGCTGAATCAACTATCCAGGTAGTATTGTCAAAGTAAGGTGATGATGCTTCTTCAAATTCAATAGTCCAATTCTGGATACCTTGCAAGTTTGTAGTAAAATTACCATTATTAGCATCTGGACTAAATGAATTAATAATTTTTTGATACGTAGATTCGTATGGATAACTTACTAAACCATCTAATTCATATCTTCTATCAGATCCCTTATAAGTCCCAATATAATAATTCCCTGCTGCTTGGAATACA